TTTGTAATGGTGAACAGGTTCATACTGCCAATAATCTTACAACTGCCAAAGATTACATCAAGAAAAAGGTCCAACAAACTCCAAGAAAAAGGAAATCTTTATCCAGTCTTGAAAATTATCTATGAAAAAACTTGCCTTCCTGCTGCCTTTTCTGTTCATTCAACCGGCATCGGCAAATGAGATGATGGTTACTCTAAATGTGAATCGTCTTTGTGCGGCAATCGTTCAGATTCCTTATGCATCTGATAATTTTTCAGATCAGGAATGGGATCAGTTTCAGCAGTGCCTGCGGTTTGTCCGCCAGTTTGATGGGGTGCAGTGATGGAAGTGTTTTCTCAGACTTCTGATGCCCCATACGACCGCCACACCTACTCTGTGGCGCTCAAAACGGGCGAAATCGTAAATTTTGATGATTGGGATGCGGTCCAGGTGTTCTGGTTCACCCATCGGGAAATTCCGAATTATTTGGATTATGTAATCGTAAATAGTAAAAAGAAAGGTAAAGAACTTGTTAAACCCCGTGGATTTGGGGTCTAAATAAATTCAACCTCATAGGAGACCGTCATGGGTTCCTTGTTCCTAACTACAATCCTGAATTGTAATCAAGTGATTGGAGTTCTGAATCGGTTACAGAACATTGCTCTTTTATCTCCGCAACAAAAAAAAGAAATTGTTGCGGAGCTTAAAAGAGTTGTACCATCCTGTCCAGTAATCATCAAATCAAATGACTCCAAAACAAAAACAGGCAATTGACCTTGTAATTGAAGACCTGCATACCAGTCACCACGAAATTCGTAGTGTTGCCAAAACTCTTCAGTGTGAGAAAGAACTTGAAGAAATCAAGGTTTCTCTGTTAGAATATCTCTATGAACTGAAGGCAAAAGATGAAGAAGCAATCCTCATTTGAAATACTCCACTTTTCTCACAGAAAGTGGAACTCATATCACGAACAAGGTTGCTACAAAATCAACCTTGTTTTTCGTGCGTCTGATATTGATGATGAATACTACAGCACAAAGCAAAAGTTTCTGGATGAATGTCAGGAGTGGAAAAAGTCTGAAATTGTTCAGGATTTGGACCTTCATCAGAAATATTCCGATGGTCTCCGTATAATTAATAAAAAGACCGGAAAAGATTTAGTGGATAACATTCAAGGTGAAGATGAAGATGGACTCATTCCAATCGAGTTTGTGAATGATAATGGTCTTGAAAGGGAGGACGTTTATACCAAAGGATATCAAGAAAATTGGGGCACGATGTTCCAGTACAATGAAAAGTTTGATGTCTTTCGGTTCTATGAGTTTTTTGAGATAAATCCTGCTACAGAAGGTATCATTGCATACATCAAAGAATTACAGCAGATGTATAATCCTGATACATACTATGCAGGGCAATTCTATCGTGCTCTCAAATCACTAGAACTATGGTGGGACTAATGACTCCATTTCAATCAGGTTGCCTTGTTATTTTCGCAATACTTGCGTATCTTATGTGGGTAGACGAAAATGTGGTAATCTATTTGACTCTGATATTCAAAATACTCAGAGTCAATACTGAAAGAATGTTATGGATGATAAGATTTCACCCACGCAATCCTGTTACAAACTTGATGATGAAGTGGAAATATGATAAAATTGCAAGGGACTTAATGAAGGAGTATGAAGAGTAAGTGGAATGTGGATCCTACTAAGGCAACCACAATTGCTCGTCTCATCTCAGAATTAGAAGGCGTTTCATATTTGTTGAGTTGTCTAGATGAACCGGAAGAATCGGAGTTCATTGATACTCTAAAAAAGAAATACTATAAGGAGTATTTCAAGCGTCTTAAAGAAGAAAAACAATCCTAAATACCCTACATCTGGAGTTCTTTATGCTATCTACACAATATCGCCTCCGTTTAGAAGGAATTTGTCAAAAGATTGCTCTTCACGAAGAAGTTAGTTTAGAAGATATGATCTGGGCAGAGAAACTTGCAAAAGCAAATCGTTCTGCTGCCACTCTACTCAGACAGGCAAGAAGAAAGGCAGAGAATCCTGATATGCAGGAAGGTGATTTAGATGATTTTTTAAATCAACTTGATATTGGTGGTTTAGGTCATGAAAGATTTGGTAGAAGTGGATTTGGTAGCGTAGATGAAATTGCCGATTGGTTTCGTCGTGATGAAGAAGAAGGTGATGAGTGGAGAAGAAGAGATTAAAAAATGAGTTCATATTATATTCAAAAAAATTTTTTGACTGAATCGCATTGCAAATATTTAATTGATCTTTTTGTAAATAATGAACAACATCAAGGGTATCATCTAACAACAAGACAGATCGAATTGAATGAATTTATGCATTTAGATCCTGTAAAAAAGTTACATTCAATGATATCAAGATATTCTATAAATAACTTGAACAAAGATTCTTTTATAAATTATGCACAAGTTGTTCAATGGAAACCAGGTTCTCATTTAGGAAAACATATAGATCTTGACTTTCATCCGTATACTTCTATAATATATTTGAATGATAATTTTGATGGAGGTGAAACTGTAGTCGGTGACAAAAAAATATCTCCAGAAAAAGGAAAAATACTTAGTTTCGCTGGAAATAAAATTATGCATGAAGCTTTAGAAGTAAAAAATGGAACAAGATACACCGTTCCTGTTTGGTATAAATGTGAAAATTTTTAAAAAGATAACTATATGAACTACCCACTTCTTGTATCTCTATGTTTTCTTCCTCTTGCAATTATTTTCATAGTAACAAAAATTTCTTTATGGATGACATCCAGTGCTGCTGAAGTTAAGTATGTAAAGGAAGATGCAAAACGACCCCATGGACCATTTCTCCCCAACGTCTATGACGATTTTGACCCAGAGAATGAAGACGATAACTATTGGTGAAACTGTTCGTAAAGCAATCAGTGACTGGTATTTTGAAGCGGGAAAACCAGAACCATTGTGGTATGTGCCCAAGGATCCTGAATGGTGGGTGAATTATCTTACATCACTTGACGAAGACGCATAGATACTCTATAATTCTTGCATATATGTTTTGATTATGAACTACAAACCTTATTCTCCAGAGTGGAGCAGGAAACGCTATCTGGCAGAAGCAATACAGAAATATTTTGAGGATGATGCTTCTGCCGAAGTTGTACTGGGAGATATTGTAGACATTCTACAAGAATGGGAGCAAAGTCATTCAAATCGTGCCAACAAACTTCAAGCGGTTCTTAAAGGACTTTCCTGATGGAATGGATACAATTTGCTTCTCACGAACTTTATTTGTTTGTAGCATTTATGTGCGGAGTAGTCATTGGTTATATTGTTGGTAAAATAGAAGGTGATATGTAGTTCTGTTAAGAAACTCTCACAAAAACCAATTAGAGTGCTAATATATTATCGGTGAGAGTACTACAGCATAAAATCCTTGATTATAATGTTCCCTGTGCAAAGAGGTTATGATGCACAACTTAATTTCTTACAATCAACTGGCTTCTTGGAGACAATTAGAACAGACAATCGATGAATTTGTAGAGCAAGGTGAATTGATTAATGATTACTATCAATGCTTAATTGAGTGTAATGATAATCAACAGGAATGTAAGAGAATTTGCAAAGAAATCCTAGCAGCATAGACCAGTTTCAAAACCGTCCACTGACCCTTGACTTTTTCAGTCAGGGGTCTTATAGTATGTGTATCAAAAGACCTGAAGATGACCTACTCCGCAAAAATCACACTGAAGTATGATTCCGTTTGGGATCATAAAGGTGGTATCTATGATGATGAGATTCTTCCAGAGGAGCACTATACTTTTGAGGTTCCTGCCGAAGACCTCAATACCATTCAACTCTTCCAACTCTTTGAGAAGTTCTGTTATGCTATGGGGCATAATACTGATGGTATTGCCAAGGGTGCCGCATATGTCGCATTCAACGAAATGCGTACTGTAGAAGCAATGCGTAAGACTGCCGAAGAGTATGACCTGGTTCTGGCAGAGGATTATCACAAAAAACTTGTAGAGTACGATGCTCAACAGGATAGGGACATTAAAGAACTGGAAGCACAAGTTCGTGACCTAAAAGCAAAACTTTCCCGTCTTGAGAATCCTAATAATCCTCAATATACTGATGAGGAGATGGATGCAATGACTGCTGAAAATACACATTCTTTGCAAACTCTTAAAAACCTTAAGAATGCAGAAGTTACCTGTCACGATTGTGGTAAGAAGTATGGTGAGTATTCTGTGAGTTGTTCTTCTACTTGGGAAGGTAAGTGTGATGTCTGTGGTGAAGTGAAAGGTGTAACTGAGACTCGTGACTATGGTTATTTTGCAAAGGGTATTCGGGAGTTGAGCAAATGAAACCAAACACTTATGTAATCTTGGAGAGAGCAGTAGAAGAAGGAGCACGACTTGGTTATCGTCGTGCCTTCAAACACGTTGAAAATCCAAGTGAAGAAGCAATCGTAGAAGCAATCGTAGATGGTGTAATGCTTACTGTAAGTGAAGTGTTTGTGTTCTCCGATGTTTCTACTGGAGATAGTTATAAATGAATGTAATCGAACACAATCTCACAGACTGGAACTTAAGTAAAGAAGAAATCCAAAGTCTCATTCACCTCACAAAACTTGAAATCAAACGATGTGAGGGTGATAGTACCACACAAACTTATTATGGTATAATTCTAGGAAAACTTATTATTATGAGAAATGACATCGATGAATGATACACATTATGGGTGGGTGGTGAATACTCATTATGACTGGATGAATATGCTTGTCAAAATGAAAGAAAAGAAACCACATCGTTTTAATGAGTTTCAATACTCAAACAGTACAATCTATCATTATCTGGATAAAATCCAACAAGAACAAAATTTACACGACTGAATATTAAAATGAAACTAATTGATTACTTATTTGTTGAAGATTACGGCAAAGAATATTACCTGAATATTCTACAAATCAAACGATTCTGTCTACTTCAGTTGAATGTTGATATTAATGAATATGCAGGAAGTTCTGGTTTGCTTGTAAATATTGGGCATTCTTCCTTGTTTGGATTTGACATTGTAATTTGGAAGTATAGTATTTCTGTTGATGTTCTTTCTTGGTTCTGTAGGAGTTTAAACACTTATCGTAGTGAATATTATGAAACCACTACCCGATAAAAAACAACTGGATATTATGTGGACGGTAGCAACGAGTACCAGTATTGAAACTGGCACAAGACCCCACTACGGGTTCGCAAAAATGCTGTATGATGAACTCAACGACATCAAACCACCGGTAGAACTTTGTTATGAGAAAGGTCACAGTCAAACCTAAATCCAGCAAGGCAAAGAACCGCCTTTTCAATATAATGGAAAACAACCCCGTCTGTACTGTGGAACAGGAATGGGATGGTGATTGGTTCCTTGTTTCTGAAAATCGTAAGTACAGTTTCTGGGTCAGTATTCGTACTGGCAGTAATCGTTTCGGTGACAAAACTTGTAAAGATTGGGAGATTATTGAATGAACTACCTTTGCCTTGTTGATG